CCCCTCTGCTCTATTGGGTGGGTGCCGCCCATGGGTCTTCCCATGATTGGCATCTGCTCATTCCCGAGCTTACTATCGCGGCCCATTTAGGGTGACGGTTTAACCCCGTCTATTCCCTGGCAACTTGCCATAATAATGCGAAGTAAGTACTCGTTTCTCAGAAAGTCTTCTGAGACCACCCTCCTGGTTTCCCAGGTTGTTGGACGACTCGGTTCCCTGATCTATTTCGGAGTATCGCAAAGTGGCTAATCGTCGTGATTATAACTATTCGTGGGCCAGAACCGGCACGGACTTTTATCAGAATGGGTCTCAACAGACCTATTCTATTCCGGGCTGTGTTGTTGGTTACCGAACAGCTACTGATTACGCGCGACGCCACAAGCCGCCTGGGCCTTTCATCGCCCCGACGAACTATTCCGTCACAGAGTCGTTAAAGCATAACCCTTACGGTTCACAAGTCGTTTCCGCCCCAGGGTATTATTTTGCCCATACGGGTTATTGGGACGACATGTCCGTAGACGCATGGATAAGTATCGATACGATACCTATTCCACAGGGTTATCCGGCTGATCTCGTCGATAAGGCTGTTCTCAAGCTTAGGACGCAAATGAAAGGTACATCATTCAATGCGGCCCAGGCTCTTGGAGAACGTCGACAGACTGCCAGCTTCATAGGGAACACGTTAACTAACATCGCAAAATCTGCACGTGACCTCCGTCATGGTAATTTCCAGCGGGCAATGAAGCGCCTGGGTGGAAAAGACGGTGTCGCGCGTAGTATGAGCGATGCTATCTTGGCGTGGAACTATGCAGTAAAGCCCTTATGCTCCGATATCTATGGAGCAGTCGAAGCGCTTGATAAACGCGACGGCGGTGTAAAGGGAACCACCTTTAGGGCAACTGAAACCGCAAGGTATCCTGTGAGTAAGTTTACACAGACTCACACCAAGGATACTCGCCAGTGCACCGGTGAAATCTTGTACGGCGCGTTCTGTCGTGCGGATATGCGGCCGAGCAACTCATCGCTTATCACGGCGAGTCAGCTCGGGCTTACTAACCCACTCTCCCTTGCTTGGGAGCTGGCACCTTTTAGCTTCGTTGCCGACTGGGCGTTACCGCTGGGAGATTATTTCTCTCAGTTCGACGCTACTCTCGGCTGGGAAGTTATGGGTTACAGTCAGTCCACTCTTATCCGGAAACGGTTGGAGTGGTCTGGTGTGTCGACCGATGACGGCTATGCGAAATATACAAATATCTGGAAAGCAAGTTACCAGTATACTAGTGTAAATCGCTCAGTCTTCTCGTCGATTCCCTTCGCAGTTAAGCCACACTGGAAGGATCCTTTTAGTAAGCAACACGTCCTCAACGGCCTGGCTCTTTTGAGTTCGGTCTTTAGAGGTATTAAATAACCTAACAGACAAAGGTAACAAACCATGCCTGCTATGGCTGCCCTGACCATCAATGATGGTCAAGCTACTCCCGCCGCGCACACGTTCGCGGTCGATACGACGAATGGTCGGAAGGCCTCGTGGAACGAGAAGACCGCGGGCATTGCCCTCGGTTATTTCCCGCTCTCCTTCGAGTACCGTCCGGCCACGACTCCTACCGGCGCGAACCGGGTGCTCATCAATCTGTCCACGCCTAGCGTGGCGACGGTTGATGGGACTACCAAGCGCGTACGCGTGAGTTCTGCGAGCGTTGTATTCAACTTCGCCCAGGACGCTACGCTACAGGAGCGTAAGGATCTGTTGGCTTACATTGCCAACGCCCTTAACGATGCGACTAATAAGGCCGCGATCTATAATCTTGATTCCTGGTTCTAACCAGCCAAGATGAGTAGGTCACGTCCTGTTAGTCTCTCGAAAACGCTCATTGATGCCCCTTTGGGGCTCTCTACCATGAGGATGTTCCTATGGCTATTAAGCGTACTCGCGGTCCTCGGACTGCTCTCGTTGCTTGTTCTCCGTCCCTCGCTCGTATCCACGAGCGAGTTTTCGAAGCCCTCCTCCTCCCAGCCCCAGACTCAAAACACGAGTATGGCAAGCCAGGTGGGGGTTATCTGCCAGCCCCTGACTTCGGTACAGTAGAGCACAGCCGCGAATCTGTTAATCGATTCGCTACTCTGTACTTTGCATCCGAATGGCTTAGCAAACTCGACGACGGTAAGTCGTCGGCTGCCAAGTCTCAGGTGGCAATGCAGCGCTTCGAGGAAGCGGAGAGTTCTTGTCGTGAGGCAAATGTGAGGCTGAAGCATTGGAGGAAATCTCCATGGAGTCGCGAGATTGCACTTGCGATCCAAACAGCTTCAAACACACTTGGGCCATTCGACTGGAACGAGGCAGCAAAGTACTTCCGATGGGGTCCGGGCGCTACAACGCGTCTCACCCGACGTAAGTCGGATGCAGCCTACAAATACAGCGGTAACCCGCACGCAACAATCGGTAATGCGGTCCTTGCTAATACCGTTATACGGTATTCCCCTGTATGGGCGGCTCAACTTGAGCTACTCACAGAGGAGGAGGGCGTCGGTTACGTGAAAATCGTACCCGGCAACCGCATTGTGACTGTTCCGAAGAACTACAAAACAGACCGCACCATTGCTATCGAGCCCGATATGAACAGCTATGTTCAACTCGGGATCGGTGGCGTGATGCGTCAGCGTCTCCTTCGCAAAGGAGTCGACCTAAATGACCAACGGAATAATCAGAGGCTTGCTTTCGCAGGTTCACTGAACTCCGCTTTGGCCACGATCGATCTCAGTATGGCTAGTGATACCATATCGAGATCGTTGGTCGAGCTGTTTGTCCGTGATGACTG